GCAAGGAGGCACACAAGGGCGTGGCCACGTTCCGCCGCGTCTACCCAGAAATTCCGCAGATGTGGTACGCGCTTGAAGAAGCGATTATGAAGACGATTCGCCGGGGCGTCACCACGACGGCCGGTCCGATCACCTTCAGCTACGCCAAGCCCTACCTCGTCTGCCATCTGCCTAGCGGGCGGAACATCTATTACCTGAAGCCGCGTGTGACCAAGCGGCCTTTCGAATACGTCGACAGCAAGACGAACAAGAAGGTCCGTACGGTCAAAGACACGATCTCCTATATGGGGAAACAGCAGAACGGTAACGGCTGGATTCGCGTCTACTCGCACGGCGGGAAGTTTATCGAGAACATCGTCCAGGCCATCGCACGGGACATCCTGCGCGAAGGTTTGATGCGCGCCGACGAAGATGGGTTCGACATCATCGGCCACGTCCACGACGAAATCATTTGCGAACAGAAGATTGGTGACAACTACTATTCGCTCGATCGCCTGAAGGCTCACATGATCTCTAAGATCAAAGAATACCCAGGCATGCCACTCAACGCGGCGGGCGATGTGTCCGTCTTCTATACCAAGTAAGGATCGACGATGAAGCTCTGGTATCACGCCGACAGCGACAGCCTCTATTGGCGCGACGATTGGGACGGCGTCAGCGAGGACGTGACCGATAACCCGACCGCTCGCATGAATGCGAAGCTCCGTGGCATGAAGCGCCCGGAGTTTTTCGATGCCGTGCCGCCCGTGGAAGTTACTTCCGCCCCGCACACGATGGCGACCGCTGTCCGCAAGGGCTACGAGCGCTGGGACCGTAAGCCTGCCGATCTCTACCCGACGCCGGTTGATGGCACCGAGAGCTTGATGCCAGTGCTCAACGCGTTGATGAAGTCGCACGGCAACCGTGTGTGGGAGCCCGCGTGCGGCGATGGCCGGATGTCGCGTGTCCTGGAGTGGCACGGCTACGATGTTCACTCGACGGATCTTCGCCCCCACTCGGGCTACGGCAAAGCGTACACCGATCGCGAGACGATCGACGGCGGGCTCGACTTCATCAACGACGATCCCGAGAAGAAGTGGGGCTGGACCCCAGAAGTTGATTGGGTCATCACCAACCCGCCTTTCAGTCACGCCGAGCAATTCATTCTCCGCGCTCTGTCGTTCACGCCGAACGTCGCCATGCTGCTGAAGCAAACCTACTGGAATGCGGCCAGCCGCTTGCCGCTGTTCGACAACCACCGGCCGAAGCTCGTCCTGCCCTGCACCTGGCGCCTGGCCTTCCTAGAGGATGAGCGCGGCAAGTCGCCGTTGATGGATTGCTGCTGGGTCGTCTGGTTCGACGACCCGAAAGATGACGGCGAGGTTTGCGCGTTCGAACCGATGCCGCGCCTGAAATACCCAGGCTACGCCAAGAAGGGCACCCTGGCCGTGCTCGACATCCTGGCCGGTGCATTCGCAGATCTAGGAGACAGCTACAGTGGATTGGTGGACGGACATCGAGAGGCTGAATTATTGGCGTACGGCAGCGAGGAATTGTGGAATGGCACAACGACAGCCTGAAGGCATAATCAAGGACGAGTGCCGCGATAAGCATGCGGTGCCGAACGATCTCCTGTTTTGGCAGATCGAGGGAAAGGGGCGCAACGGCGTCCCTGACACCCTGGCAGGCAAGGTTGCAGGGCGCGGGATTCTCATCGAGTTTAAGCGCCTGGGGCAGAAGCCAACGCAGCAGCAGTATCTTCGGATCTACGAGCTACGCGAGGCCGGGATCGAAGCCTGGTGGACCGACAGCGTCGCCGGATACCGCAGGCTAGTCGGGCTCGATCCTGGCGGCTACAAGGTCGAGTACCCCGCCGACATCGTCGCGCTCATCGAGCTAGGCGAGACGGCCGACAACATCGGGAAGAAGAAGCGTGGCACTAAGCGTCGGTGAGCTAGAGCGTCGGTTTACAGAGATTGCCGACGCTCGCGCCCCCAACACTTTCGACGAATGGCGCGAGCAGCATTATGCTCGCGTCGTCCGTTCGCGCAAAGACCTTCACCCCTATCAGCGCAAGGCGGTTCGCTTTCTCTACGAGAAGCCCTACAGCGCGCTCTTCATCGATCTCGGTCTCGGCAAGTCGGTCATCTGCCTGACCCTCCTGGCGGATCTCATCAAAGAGGGCTGGCATGGCAAGGCCCTGGTGATTGCCCCGCTCCGCGTCGCGAAGAGCACCTGGCCGGAAGAGATCGCGGAATGGAAGCAAGCCGCTGGCCTGGATTACACGCTTATCCGCGCAGAGGATGACGACGCCGAAGTGCGCGACACCTGGAAGCCGGTTTACGACGCCGAGTATGCCCGCCAGCGCGCGGTAGGCGAAAGCCCCGCAGACGCCGCAGGCTACGCGCGCCGCGCCGCCGCGCCGGTCCGCGCCAATGCGAAGGAGGCGCTGCGTCGATCGCAGGCTATGTCCTTCAACCAGATCCACATCATCAACATCGAACGCCTGGAATGGCTCGTCGCGTTCTGGGAAGAGATGGGCCGCACGCTCGGGATGAAGTGGCCGTACGACACGGTCATCATCGACGAGAGCAGCAAGTTCAAGGACTACACCACCAAGCGCTACAAGGCCCTGAAGAAGTGCCTGCCGCGCATTGACCGCTTGCACACGCTGACCGCGTCGCCAGCCGCCGAATCCTATCAGCACATCTTCGCGCAGATCTTCCTTCTCGATCGGGGCAAGCGCTTCGGCCGGTTCATCACGCATTACCTTCAGCGCTACTTCCACGAAATCAAAGCGGCGAAGAAGTGGAAGATCAAACCAGGGTCCGAGCAAAAGATCGCAGCGAAGATCGCGGACATCTGCATGACCACGAAGCTTGCCGACGTGGCCAAGTACGTGAAGGTCGAGCAATGGGTGCCGGTCACGCGCAAGATCCAGTTGAGCGACGAGTTGAAGGCGCGCTACGACGACTTCGAAAAGACCATGATCCTGAAGCTCGACGACATGCGGATCGAGGCGATCAACGGCGCGTCGCTGTTCAACAAGTTGCTCCAGCTTACGAGCGGCGCCGTCTATGATGGCGAGGGCAAGGTCGTGCCGGTGCATGACGAGAAGATCGAGGCGTTGCGCGAGTTGATCGACGAGATGCAGGGCGAGCCGTTGATGGTGAGCTACTGGTACAAGTCGAGCCTAACCCGCCTGCGCAAAGCGTTTCCTGGCGCGACGGTCATGGATAAGGGCGGCAAGTGCATTGACCCCTGGAACGCCGGGAAGATCCCGCTGCTGTTCATCCAGCCTGGCAGCGCCGCGCACGGGCTCAACATGCAGAAGGGGCCGGGGCATGATGTGGCCTGGTTCGATCTCTGCTGGAGCCGCGAGCTATACGAACAGTTGATCGGCCGCTTGTCGCGCCAGGGGCAGCGCCAGGTTGTCCGCAGCCATCATCTCTGCTGCGTTGGCACGGCCGACGAGATCGTGTATGACTGCCTCCAGGACAAGGGCGATGGTCAAGACCGCCTGTTCGCATTTATCCGCGAAGCGAGGAATCGGTTCGATGCGGCGAATGACAACGGCGACCGGAGGACCAAACGTGCGGCTTAGGATCAGTGCAGAATTGCGGGTGCGCCTGGACGCGCTCGGCCTGGAGATCCAGGCGTACCAGCCGGTCAGCCGGTTCCTGAAGGGCTACCGCAAATTGCCGAACGTCCCCAACGAGGACGACCCCTGGACCGTTTCGCTGTTTCGCAAGGGCGAAGCGGCCTGGGGACCGGGGGCAAGGGTCGGTATGGCGCACGGAGCGGCCCTGGAGGACGCGATACGGGACGCCCTGCCACCTGGAGACCTTCTGGGGGCGGTATCGCGCCTGGCGGGCGCCCTGGGTGCCCTGGCGGAGAGCTACGATGCCCGTACCTAAAGTCAGCCCCGCAACCCTGGCCGAGCTACGCCGCCAGAACGTGTCGCTCTGGGAGGCTAAAAATTATGCGTTCGGCCGCACGGCGAAGGCCAGCGACCCGGTCCAGGTCGTGCTCAAGATCCCGGAGCTTCCCGCTCGATCCTTCTTCGGCGTCGGCGCAGATGTCGAAGCCGCCATCGCTGACGCGCTGCGATCGACGGATTTCCAGATCCGATCGGGCGGGCTTATGGGGGCGATGGCGCAGCTAGAGGACGAGCTTCGCAAGACCGGCAGCGCGATGCTCTGGAACGGCGGTGGCCGGGAATGCCGAGACCGAGGCGAAGACCTGGACGATTGGGTGCCGTTTTGATGACCGTCGATAAGCGCGAAGGCATGGTGTCGTCCACCTGGACTGCCGGTGGCCTGTTCTTCTGTTCGATCACAACAGCGGAGCACTGGATACTCAACCGCCGCACGATCGGCACGGCGTCAGGGCGCACCGCCGAGGAAGCGCGAGAGAAGGCGATACGGAACGTCGGTGACATCACGATCGTTTCGCCGCCGACACGGAACAAGACGGATCTTATCGAGGCAATGAAGCAATGCGAATCGGCTCTGGAAAGCCTGACCTTGGCGATGCAATCGACGCGCTTTCAGCCGCCTACGCAACACGACCTTTTCATCTAGGCAACGAAGCGCGCAAGCGGCAGGCCGCGCACTACAATTTGCTGGCGCGAGCCAAATGGATAAGCGGAGATAAGTGATGGCACGCAAGGCATACACCCGGAAGACGACACCGCAGCTTGACGACTACGCACCGAAGCGTGGCCGTCCTGTCGGCGTTCGGGACGAAGTTACTTCCACGATGCTGGCGACCGGTCAGGCGACGATGGCGCAGATCGCGCAGCTATTCAGCACCGACGCCAAGACCCTGCCGAAGCGCATGCGCGGGTGCGTCCCTGCTGGCACGCGCCGGGGCAACAAGGTCTACGAGATCAAGGAGGCAGCGGCCTACCTGGTCACGCCGTCGTACGAGATCGAAGAGTTTATCCGGCAGATGTCGCCGCAGGAGTTGCCGAACCTTCTGCACAAGGAATTTTGGAACGGGCAGAACGCGCGCCTCAACTACGAGACCAAGCTCGGCAACTACTGGCCGACCGAGGACATCGTCAACTACGTGGGCGAGCTTGTGAACACCATGCGGATGACGCTGTTGCTCATCTCGGACGACATCGCGCGCGAGGCCAGCATCACGAATTTGCAACGGGAGATCTTTACGCGTATTACCGATGCTGCAATCGCGACTTTGCGAAAGAACATCGAAGAGAAGTTTAGAGAGTATCATGCTCACCGCACCATTGCTCAACAACCGCT